TCAACCGCCCACCCCTACGGTGACTCTGTCACCGATTCCCGTCGCGAACTCGGCGTCATTGACCAGTAACCGGGACCGCGCCGCCTCCTTCGACGGGTGGCCGTAGCGCGACATCACCAGCGCGCCACCATCTTCGTGGCCCAACTGCACGGAGACGTCGAAGTGCGAGTTCCCACGCTCGAGCAGCTGCGTGGCGCAGAAGTGCCGGAGATCGTGAAAGCGCATCGGCTTGATGTCGGCGGCTTCCCTGCCCAGGGTCGTGCCGGAGTTGTCACGGACGGCCTTCCAGGCGTAGTAGAGGTTGCCCTTGTTCAGCTCCTCGCCGGTCAGCGAGTGGAAGACTTTCGACGAGCCCGCGCGCCGAGGCACCTGGTCGAGGACCCGGGCCGGGACGAGGAAGGCGATCTCGCGCGGCTTACCGTTCTTTGGCGGACCGAAGGTGCCGTCTGCTTTTTCGGCGCGCCGGATCCAGATCGTCTGCTCTCCGACGTCGTCCCACTCGAGTCCGGCGACCTCGGCGGCGCGAAGACCGGTCCAGGCCGTGAACGTGATCAGCGCCCGGAACTCGACCGCATAGCCGCCGTGGATGGTGCAGGCGTTGAGCAGCTGCCGGAATTCGTCGAGCGACGGAGGCGCCACCTCGGCGGTCTTTTCGGTCGCGGGCAGCCGAAGGTTGGAGAACGGATTTCCGTTCACCAGGCCGACGTTCCGGGCGTCCTCGTACATCGTCGCCGCCGCTTTGGAGGCATTGCGCGGGACGCCGAGTGCCCAACTGCGGGCGTCGATTCGTTCGACCTCCCCGAGTAGCGTCGCGCCGAATCCTTCTTTCAGCCGCTTCATGGCGCTCGCGTAGTGGCGACGGGTGGACTCCGCCGGGCGCGGCCACTCCTCGAGCCAGCGATCGGCGAAGCTGGAGACCGTCTCCGTCGTGCGACGGTGGTCGAGTCGTTCACGAAGCAACCGCTCAGCGGCTTCAGCGGCGCCCTTCGTTTTCCAGGGTCCGCCCTCGACCCAATACGGGACCTTCTTGAGTTCGAACTTCGCGTGCCACTTGCCGCTTCCCCGCGGTCGTTCGAAAGCACTCACGCGGCTACCCCCTTTGATCGCGGCCTCAGCGGGACAACGTTGTCCACCGCCTCCTGCGGGCCGGACATCGCCACCAAGGCCTGGCTCAGTAGGTAGCGATTCTGACCGCCTACGCGAGTGTGCGGTAGCCGGAGTCGGGTGACCGTCCGCGTCGAGATTTTCAACTTCGCGGCCAGCTCACGCTTCGTAAGCCACGGCTCGTCGTGACGGCTCATCGCTTCACGCTCGCGATCAGGTCGAAGGCGTGCGCCTCGAGCGGCTCGATCAATTGATCGGGGACCAGGTCGTCGCGAAGCTGCCGGCAGCGCTCGCGGATCCGCTCGGCGCGCGCCAGCGTCAGTTCGTCGTCGAGGAGTTTGTCGGCCTCCTGCTGTGCGACCTCCTCGTTGATCAGCGCGCAGTAGCCCTTGGCGCAGAGCGCGTGCATGAGGCCGTGGCCCTCGACCGTGCAGACGTAGTCGCCGACGAGGATCGCCTTACCCTCCTCGTGGCTGCAGGGCCCGACGCAGCGGTCGACGTGTTTCGCCCGGAATTCGATCCCCTTCTCCTTTCGGGTGAGGGTGGCCACGGCGCTCACGCGGCCCTCAGTTCCGGCCGCTGTACGCGACGATCCGCCCCGAGCATTTCGACGACCGTGCAATAGCCGGCCAGCCGCGACATGACGGCGGCGCCGAGGATCTCGCCGAGCGCGCTCGGCGGCTGATTCGTCGTGATCAAGAGCGGTGACCCCTGGGCCACCCGGGCGTTGATCGCGCCGAAGAGAACCTCCCGGACGAAGTCGGTCGGGTTGACCTTGTCGAGGTCGTCGAAGACCGCCGGCCCGTTGCCGGTGATCACCCGCATCGCCTGGGCGCGGTGGGCATCGTCGAAGCTGCTGCGCAGGGAGGAGACGAGCTGCGCGGTGTCGACCCAACGGACGCGGCGGCGGTAGAGCATCGGCCACACCGCGGCGGCGGCGAGCCTCGTCTTCCCGACGCCGACATCGCCGGTCAGGCAAAGGCCTTGGAGTTCGCCGTTGCCCCAGCGCTTCGCGAGGTCGACCGCCTCCGGCTGGGTGAAGCCCCCGAAGTCGACGCCCCGGAGCTGCGCCGGCAGGAAGGAGCCCTCGAGGTGGCGGGCGTGGGTGGCGCGGAACTCGGCGATGCGCTCCGCCGCCACGCGCTTGTCGCCGCATTCCGCGCAGAGGTCGCCGCCGAGCCGAACCATTCGCGACCAGCGGCCGTCGGGATGCTCGTCGTCGACCGGCCCGCGCTTGTAGCCGAGCTGGGCCTCGAAGGCGAAGGACTCGCCGCCGCACTGGCGGCACGTCGTCGGGATCTTCCGCGGCTCATCCACTGCGGACGACCCCCAGGTCGTAGACGTTGTCGGGGTTGGCCTTGGCGGGCTTGCGTGGGACGGCGCGCGGCGCGGGTCGCGGCTGCTTGTTGGCCTTGAGGAAGAGCCGGCCGTACTGCTGGCGGAATTTCGGCATCGACTGGACGTTGCCCGCCCAGAAATCGTCGGCCTGGCACCACCGGAGCACCATCTCGGCCTGGTCGACGTCGCGGCCGTCTTTCGTCAGCAGCAACCGTTCGGAGGTAAGCCAGGCGTCGGTCACCGTGGGCCGGAGATCGTTCGGGTCGTTGCCCGCGATCAGGTCGGCGAGAAGGTTGCAGAGATACCCCGGCGAGACATCGCCGGGAAGAGTTGACTTCTCCCCTGACTTCTCTCTATGTAGTGGCTGTCCGGAAGTTCGGACCCTTTCTGTCTGAGCCTTCGGACCCTTTGGGCCTGAAGCGGTGTCCGGGGTTTCGGACGGTTTCGAAACAGCGGGTTTCCGAACTTCCGGACCCTTTTTCGTCCGGGCCTTCGGACCCTTTCGCATTCGTTGTTCGGCCTCGGAGGTGTCACCGTCGAGGCCCGGCAACCGGAGCCACCGCATCGACTGGATCCCGCGGCCCCCGCCGCCCTCGATCGTCCGGAGCTGGCCAGTCTCTTCGACCTCGCGAAGGACTTCGTAGACGCCCGCGCGCTTCAGGCGAGTTTTCTGTTCGAGCCAGAAGATCGACGGCCAGGTGATGCCGTGCTCGTCGGCGCGGTTGGCGAGGGCGAGCATCAGCACGCGCTGGCGCTGCGTGCCCTCGAAGTGGTCCCAGACCGCCTTGCTCGCCTCGACGCTCATCGCGACCTCGAGATCCTCGGGTGCTGATCGGGCGCGGCGTCCTGGCTGAAGCCTGCATTCCGTGCCTCGCCGGGAAGCGACGAGCCACCCGTGTAGGGCTTGATGTCACCGCTGCGGGTCTGGTTCAAGCGCCGGCGGTTCTCGGCGGGCGTGAGCTCGCGGCCGTAGTCGAGGGCGTGGAGCAGGTAGTCGTAGCGGCGGTCCATCTAGGAGGTCACCGCCCTCGCGCGTCGGTCGGCGATCAGGAGACCCAGCAACAGACCGTTGACCCAGACTCCGGCGGCGATCTCGGCAAGCTCCGCGCCGCGTTCATACAGGCCGCAAGCGTGGTCGGCGATGGCCTCTTCGCACCGAGCGCGTTCGGCGGGATCAAGATCGAAGCCGCTGACCAGGACGGTGACCTCGTCGACATCTGACGGGCCGGGTCCGCCGGTGCTCTTTACGCGCTCCCCGTAGGCGTCCATGGCGGATTTGAGCTCGCCCGCCACCTACCAGCCCATCCTCGGCGTCGAGTTACAGGGCGACTCCAACCAGGCGACGCAGATCGCGGCGACCTGGGTGATCTCCTTGCGGAGTGCCTCCTCGCTGCCCTCCGTGTCGCGGGCGAGGCGGCGGCCTTTTTGCGTCAGCACCTCCTGGGCCACCTCGCCGACCTCCTCGACCAGGCAGGCGAGGCGCTCGGTGTTCGACATCCCGTCGTCGGCGCAGGTGAAGCGGAACCGGCCCTCGGCTTTGAGGTCGTCCTGGCGGTGACGCTCACGGATGACCCGGGCGATCGCCTCGCCGGTCGCCGTGGCCTGCTCGGACATCGCGGCGATGTCAGCCACCGTCGACCACCTCCGGCGCCTTTCCGAGTGGGACCGTCGCGGTGTGCATAGCCAGTGGCGGCAGGACGGTGCCGACGACCAGGAGTTCGATGTTGGCGCCGTCGGCGATCGCCCGGCGCTCCTCGTCGCTCGGCACCCAGGTCGAGCCGAGAGCGACGGTCACGCCGAGGACCTCGTCCTCGATCTCCATGCGCTCGACCCAGAGGTCGTTGTCCTCGGTGCCGCCGGGGAGTTTGAAGACGATGTCGGTGCGGTGGGTGCGGCGGGCTTTCACAGAGCGGCCGCCTTCTGGACATCAGCCTCTGAGACCGTCGCCCCGCACTGTAGGCAGCGCCATTCATCTGCGCCCGTTCGCGACTCCTGATCCCACGCGCTGCGGAACTCGTTCAGCGAGTGCCCGCAAGGCATGAGGACCTTGGCTAGTCGGGCGCGAGTTGCCTCTAGGGCCGACCACTCACGGATCAGCTTTCCGGCGCGCGCCACCTACTCCACCCCCCAGGCCCGGGCGATCTCCCGGCGCTCGTTGAAGTGAATTTCGGCCTCGGTCAGTTCCGCAGCGCGCAACTGGCGGGTGAAGCTGCACTGCCCCGCTTCTTGGAGTCGGTCGAAGGCGAGGTCATACGCGCGGCTGGCGCGGAGCAGCTCGACCCGGGCCTCGCCGCGGAGCTCGGCCAGGACCTCGCAGAGGGCCTCGTCGGCGTACTTCCTGTCGATCGCCTGCTGCAGCCTCATCTCGACGACTCCTCGTCGTCGAAGAAACCGGTCGTGTTGCCGGCGCCGGCGCCGCCGATCACCTTCATCGGGTCGCCATAGCGGTGGGGCGGGAAGGGGTCGTCGACGAAGGTCGAGGAGTCAGTCGATCGGATCCGCGAGCGGCGCCGTTCGATCCCCGGCCGGATGATGTCGATGTAAATGACGGCCGCGGCGACGGCGATAGCCGCGAGCGCGAGCAGGGCGGCGTAGCCCAGGGCGACGTAGACGATCGGGGTCATGCGGCGGCCTCGGTCGACTCGAGCGGCCAGATGTCGGTGACCTGTAGGTCGAAGAAGTTCGCGATCTTCAATGCGTTGGCCGGCGAGACGCGCTCTCCGGACTCGGCTCGACCCCAGACCGACTTATTGACCTTCGCGGCGCGCGCCGCGGCGGCCTGCGACAGGCCCCGATTGAGACGGAGCTCGGTCAGATCGACGGCGGCGGCACCCCTGGTCGAGCTCATACGCGCTCCCTCCGAGCGAGCGGCCAGATCTCGGTGTGACTGACGCCGAGCGCGCCGGCGATGGCGAACTTGGTCTGTGCGTGCGGGTTGCGGGTTCGCCCCTCCTCGATGTCTCGGATGGCGCGAGCGCTGAGGCCGCCCGCCTGATAGCCGAGCTGGGCGGGGGACCAACCACGGTTGATCCGTAGCTCCTGCAATTTCAGGTTCGGCGTCCGCGGGGCGAGCGAGACTCGCTGGAACGCCCTGGGTTTCGTTACCTGCGGGGTGGTCATTTCCCGAAACGTAACATAAGTTCCCGAGACGTGTCAAACCGTCCCATTTCTTCCCGATCTGGGCGGCTACCGTCCCCTCCGAGATGAGCGGACAGGCACGACGGATTCGGGCGGCGAGGGCGTTCGGCAGGAAGAGCCAGCCGGAGATGGCGGCCGTGCTGCAGATGAGCGACAAGACCTACAAGCTGATCGAGCTCGACCATCGGGAGCCGAAGAGGTCCGAGCTACTCGCGATCGCCGAGGCCTGCGAAGTGCCCATGTGGTTCCTCGAGGGCGGTTGGGACAACTACCCGGGGTCCGTCGACGAGCAGGCACGCCGGGCGCTGGCCGACGTGGAGGAAGCGGGAGAGAATCAACGACGAGCAGGGGGTCGGGGTGTCTAGGTATTCGGAATCGTTCGGACTGAGGGTCGAGCCGGAGGAGGCAGAAGAGGTGTGCCGCGAGGCGGTGGCGGGGCTCGGCTGGCGCGTCCTCGAGAGCAGACCGGGGAGGATCGTGATCAAGGAGGTGACGCCGCGGGTGACCAGCTTCACCTGGGCGGCGAAGATCCGCGTGGACATCACCGCCCACGACGAGGGCACCGCGCTCGAGGTGGTGGGCTCGGTCGCCGGGGTCGGCCCTATTCAGAGCGGGCACCTGAAGGGCCAACTCGGCGCGTTCCGGAATCACGTGGAGGTGATCGCCGGACAGCGCGCGAAGTCCGGGTCGGAGGCGCCTGTTGTGAGCGAGGAGTTGTCGAACCTGGCGCAGCTACATCGCGACGGCGTCCTCACCGACGAGGAGTTCGCACAGGCCAAGAAGCAAGCGCTCGGCCCTGCCTGATCACTTCACCCGGCGTAGGTGGTGGCGGCGGCCGAGCACGGCCGAGGTCGGCGGTGGGCCGCCCTCGAGATGCGCCTTCAGTTCGGCGCGCGCCCTCTCGAGGAAGGCCGGCGGGTCGGCGATCGCCAGCATCCCGAAGTAGATGCACCAGAGCTGCGCCCGATCGTTTTCCCTGCCGCCCGCCACGCGCCTCCCCGACGACGCTTCCCATTGCACGAATCGCGTCCGGCATATTGGAGGGCGACCGACCCTGTTGTCACGCCGGGCGGCTCGACCGCTGCACCTGGCTCCACCGGATTAGTCAGTACGTGCCGGTCCTGAAGAGCGCCAACGAGGAGGAGATCGGAATGGTCCGACCGCCCCGGGCGAGGGCACGGTCCTGCAGGTCCAGCATCCGGAGCCTGAACTGTTCGTACTCCTCGACCGCCTCCTCCAGGCCCTGCAGGTCGAGCAGCATCGGGGTCCGCGTGATGTGGAAGTTCTCGTCGCGGCCGATCTCTTCCCGAACGCCGACGACGAAGTCGTCGATGATCAGCTGCATGAATTCGGCGGCCAGGTGGTCTGCTATCTCAGGTTGAGAGTCCGCGAGCTCCTGCCACTGCTCGAGGTCGAGGAGATGCCGTTCGGTCCCTCTGTATATGTGCTCGACGGCGCCGCGGACCTTTCGCTCATAGGCCAGTTCCGCGCAGTCGAGCTCCACCAGACGCTTCGTGTGGTAGCTGACTCCTGAGACTTCGTCCTCACCGAGGTCGCGGGCCATCTCCGCCGGGCTGGCGGCCCGTTCGTCGAGGATGCGCAGAACCGAGGCGCGCAGTGGATGTCGCATCGCCTCGAGCCGTTTCTCGGCCATCGTCATTTCCGCCACGGTCTTCGTCGCCAATCGAGGTCCCCTCCTCCTCCATTTGAAAGGTCGTTGATCGGTGAACCTTAATCGCCTAGTGGCGAGCCTTCCCGCAAAGACGCGAAAGACGTCTCTACAGCGCTGAAACGACCTCCAGCGTCGTCAAGGTCCCGAGCCGCGACCTACAGCCAGGGAAGGGAGGTGATCGACGGTGAAGATCAAGACCGCGCCGACCAGCGCTCCGGCCGTTTCGACCGGGAAGGGCGTCTAGAGCCGCCTCATCGCAGAGCCTCGTCCCCCCGGCGAGGCTCTGCGAGCATCAAGTCGATGGGAATCGCCGGCTCCGACCACGCCGAACTCCGCCGCTGCCTGAAGGCCCGCCAATACGCGAGCGCGATGGCCGCGGCCCACTCACTTTCCGTCGTACCGCTCGACGCCGCCCTCGACCTCACCATGCTCGCCGCCGAGAAGGACCCCGGCCGCTATGAGGAGGTGGCGAGGCGGTGGCGAGGCGGTGGCTGGTCCGCTGGATGGAGGAGGCCGAGCCGGGGCTGCCGGAGATCAAGCTGGCCATAGCCCACCTGCGGGGGCGCCGGAGACCCCCGGTCCTCTGAAGAAAAGCCCCGCCGTCGGCGACCGGGGGCGGCACAACCGACGACGGGGGCTTTTGGGTGGCGCGCGGCCGGACAAGGGAATGGCCACGGGAGGACCCGAGCGCGGACTCGGAGCCCATCGCGTACTTGACGATATCGTCATAGACGCCTTCGGCAAACCTGGGCATCTTGGTCGGGGTGCAGCCGAAGGAGGTATTTGCGAGGAACGTCCGCGCCGAGCGCGAACGACAGAAGCTCTCGCAGGAAGCCCTCGCCGATCGCACGGACGGACTGAGCCTCGCCCAGATCAGCCGCCTCGAGCACGCGGTGTATGACCCGCAACTCCTGACCATCGCCAGGGTCGCCCGCGCGTTGAAGGTCGCCGCCGGCGATCTGCTGCGCGGACTCTGAGCACAAAAAAAGCCCCCGCCTCCAGAGTCGGAGACGAGGGCTGGACGGGAGGTGGTTCGCTCCGAGGCTAGAGGGTCATGCCGAACCTCGCTGTAGGGAGAGCTGCTCGCGCAGTTCGCAGATCACCCGGTGCGCGATCGCGCCGTGGAACATCGCGTGGACCAGGCGGAGGCGCTGGTCGTCGTCGAGGTGGACTGCCGCGCCGACTGCCCAGCCGGCGATGTCGGCGCACTCCTCGGTGATCTCCTGGAGGAGCTCGTCGACCGGGCGGTCCCAGCCGGTGTTGCCGTGCTCGGACTCGTAGTGGTCGAGGCGGGCGAGGACCTGCTCGGTGAACTCGTCGGAGCCGGACGCGCGATGCAGGAGCTCGCGCTCGAGGCCGTGGTCGCGGTTCACGGTAGGTGGCTCTCGGCGAGGGCGAAGAGATCAGGCCGATCGGAGATCCCGAAGGCGCGTTCGACCGATCTCTTGCTCGCCGCCCGGGCGAAGCCCAGGATCGTCAGCCGCGACCCCTCGGACTCGACGAGCGCGTATCGGGGCTGAGGGCGCTCTTTCGTTTGCCGTTTACGGCCTTTCCGCAGCCGCGTAGCCGTCGCCTTTACGTTTCCGAGACCACCTGCCGCTAAGACAAGGTCACGGACCGCTGCGTCCTTTGCTCGTTGATACCGCCGCTGACGGTGTCCGGGTTTGTAGAGCATCTGCTTTGAGGCCCCCGCCGGCAGCTCCTCTTCGCAGCCGCACCGGCACTCACGGGCCACTAGGTGATGACCTCCCCGTTCTCGTCGGGGTCGACGATCTCCCGCCATTTCTTCTCCGGGAAGACCTCGAAGCGTCGCTCGTTCATCGCGACCAGGTGAAGTAGCCGACCGTGGTCAGCACCCCGGTCGTGACGGCGGTCGTAATCGGCAACGTCTCCGGGATCGCCGCGCCGACACCGGCCGCGATCGCCAGGACGACGGTCGCGCCGGCGCCGACGATCGCCGGCACCTTGACCTTGCGGTGGATCTTCTTCGGGTTCATGTCGGCCTCCTAGCCGTAGATACGAATCGCGACGCTGACGTCGGAGCGGTTGCGCGTCTTCATCGCGACGCAGCCGCCGTCGGCCTGCGAGTTGCCGTTGGTCGGCGAGGTGTTGCCCTCGCCCGTTTCGACGGTGTTGCCCTTCGACGGCGCCGCCGCGGTTACCACGTGCTCGCCGCCCCAGAGGACGAGGATCTCCCCGCCCTCGATCTGGTCGAAGGGCACCGGGTAGCAGCCGTCCTTGCGTTCGGCGGCCTCCTGGATCAGAGCCGGGCCGTACCAGAAGGAGAGCTCCTTCGCCAGGCAGTGGCCGTAGTTAATCGCCGCGTAGCCGGCGAGGCATCCGCACCACGGCTCGGCGTGGAGCCCGAACTGCTTCTCGAACTTGTCGACCTCGGGGCCGGTGTTCGTTTCCCCGATCTCGTGGACGCCCTTCGCGGCCTCCTGGCGGATGAAGAGGATCGCCGCCGCCGGGCCCTCGTTGTGCGCCTTGCGGAGCTTCTGCACCTTCGCCTTCCGCGTCTTCTCCCGCTGGCGGTCGGCGGCCGAGCGCCTCTCCGGATTGCGCAGGATGCGCTGCACCGCGATCGAGACGTGCGGCTGGTAGCCGTTGATCGCGTTGAGTCGCCGGCCACCGAGGCCGAGCACCCAGCCGAGGAACGCGCAGGCGTGAAGCGTCTGCCCGCCGAACTCGCCGTCGACGGTGATCTGCCGCCACTCGAGCTTGCGATGTGCGAGCTCGGCGTTGATCGCGGCCTGGAGGGCGCGAACGTCCTCGCCCTTCCGGTGCGGGCTGATGAGCCGCAGGGTCCTGTGGGCGCCCTGGGGCGCCTTCGTCTTCGTCGCCATCAGGCGACCTCCCTTCGATTGGGCCGCCAGTGGCGGCGAGGATCTAAAACGTGCAGGTGCCGGTGAACGAGACGGCTTCGCCCGCTTCGTTCGTGCCGGAGAAGGTGCAGGCGTAGGTGCCGCTCGGCGCCGGCCCGGGTTCGCCGCGTTCGCCTGGAGGGCCCTGCGGGCCGGGCGGCCCGGGTTCGCCCTGCGGCCCCGCCGGACCGGCCGCGCCTTCGGTGCCAGCGGCGCCCTGCGCGCCGGTTTCGCCCGGGGGCCCCGCGCCGCCCGCCGCGCCCGATTCGCCGCGGTCGCCCTTCGGCCCCGGCGCCCCCGTCGCGCCGACTTCCCCGGGAGTTCCCGTCGCCCCCGCTTCGCCCTGTGCGCCCGCAGGCCCGGGTGAGCCTTCCGGGCCGCGAGGACCAGGCTTGCCGATCGCTCCGTTGGAGCCCGGCGGACCGGGTTCCCCGATGTGACCTTCGGCACCCGGGACGCCCGGCAGGCCTCGTTCACCGCGTAAGTATCGGGTGACCTGTTCGACCTGGCGCTTCGCGACACCTCCGGCGTGCTGGGCCTTGGCTGCATGCACGGTCGCGCGGTTCGCCTGGTGTTTCGCGTGGTGTGCGACCGCCGTGGCGGCGTCGACCTTTTCTTCGCGCTGGTCCCCGCGGTGGCTGAGCAGGACGATGATCACCGCGAGCGCGCCGACGCCGAGGATCGCGGCGCCCACGGCTCCGATGACGAACCGGCGGTTCAGCTTCATGCGATCACCCCGGCGGCGAGCAGCAGCAGGCCGACGATGCACGGCCCGACGATGATGGTCAGGAGCGCTGCGATCACGATGAGCTTGCCTTTCCGTTCGTCGCGCTCGCCCTTGAGCGCATCGACGTCTTTGTCGATCCCGGTCACCCAGTCCGCGCCTGCCTTCAGGTCGAGTTTCTGCTCGATCGTGTCCAGCCGCGCCGTGACGTTCGCGTGGTCGGCCGCGTTCTCGGCGCGCATGTCCTCGACCCGGGCGACCAGGCCGTTGACCGTGCCGATCAGTTCTCCCAGCCGCTGGTCGTCGGAGGCCACCCGTCGCCGACCCCTCAGACCTTGATGAGGAAGTTGACGATCTGATACGGCTGGAGGTTGTTGTGGCTGCCGCCGCCGCCGGCCGCCGCCGTATTGCCGCCGATCGCGTTGGTGTTCGGCTGCCATCCGGAGACGGCCGTGAAGGTGTCGGAGCCGAAGTACTGGTTGAAGTTTTTCGGGAGAACCTGCTCCGGCTCGTACTGCTGGTTGGCCGTCCCCAGGGTGCCCGCGGCGTGCGCGTGCGCGGGGATCTCGCCGGTGGCCAGGACGTGTTTCTCCTCGCCGCCGGATTTCCCCAGCGCGTCGTTGGCGCTCAGTCGACCCGCCGGGCCATCCACGCCGATCGGCACTCGACCTCGGAGGTCGGGGACGTTGAAGGTTTTGGCGCCGTCGCCGACGCCGTAGACGGTGCCGATCGCGGCGAAGAGCCTGGCGTAGTCCGTCCTCGAGACGGCGGAACCGTCGCAGAGCAGGAACCCGGTGGGCGCCGCGGCGCGGCCGGTCGCGATGATCGACCCGGCCGGGAAGATGATCGCCAGGAGAGCTTCGACGCTTTCCTGGCCTTTCTGCATGTCGGCCGACGGATCGAAGTCGTCCCCCTCGTCGGGGAAATAGAGGCTTTGCGGCGTTTCGGACATCGTGCGCTCCGTTCAGGGGGTCGGTAGTTCCTCGGGAAGCAGGTTGCGAGCCTCGTCGTAGGTGTCGAGGTCGGCCTCGGCATCGGCGTAGGTCGCCCAGGCCGCCCGGGCGTCGTCGTAGGTGACGCCCGCGATCGCTTCGTAGTCGATGACCTCCCAGGCCGGGGTCTCTTCGCGGACGACGACGGCGGTGTGCACCGGTTCGGGCGTCTCGGCGAGGAGGGTGCGGATGTAGTGGCGGCCGAGCTCGGGCGTGCGCGGCCTGACGATCACGGTCGCCTCGGTCGAGGAGAGAGTGCGGCGGGTGGCGGTTTCGATCGAGGGCGTCTGACCGCGACGCCATCCGGTGGGCTGGCGGATCTCCTCGCGGATCTGTGCCTCGGTCATCTCGGGCGTCACGCCGACGCCGACGAACTGCGCGAGGTAGGGCAGCGACTCGGCGGGGCAGCGGTCCGGATCGAAGAGGGCCTCCCAGGCGGCGGCGTCCGGTCGTTCGCGCTGGAGGTCGTGGAGGCGCTGCAGCGGCGCGCACCAGCCTTCGCAGAAGACGCGCAGGGCAAATTCGTTTTCGGCGTCGGCGAGCCGGTGGAAGCCGAGCGACCGATAGAGGATCGACCAGAGTTCCGATCCGTCTTCGGCGGCCGGCGGCAGCGGCAGCACCTCGGCGAACGGCAGGTGCCTGTACAAGCCGAACTGGTCGTGCTCCACCGCCCCGGTGGTCGAGATCTCCGAGTCTCGGTAGTAGCCGACCTTCGGGTAGTCGAACTCACCAGGGAGCGTCACCGCGTTCGCCGAGAGCAGGCCGTTGAAGAGGGTCTGCTTGACCTTGTCGATCCACAGTTCGAGACGGCCGACGGTCCCGTCGGCGGAGAAGAGCACCCCGATCGTCGCGCGGTGCATCTCGGCCTCCGGCCATTCCGGTGCCTCCCAGAGGTGCTGGTCGCCGGCGCCCAGGACCAGGCGCGCGGGGTATTCCATCCCGAAACTCATCGGCGGGCTGCCTTCGACGGAGGCGTCCTGATGTGCCTGGCAGATCACGTCGCCCCAGCGACCGGGGTCCTGCGCGATGGTCACATAGGAGAAGAGGAAGTCGAAGTAGACGAGGTCGCCCTCGGTGAAGTGGATGTTGCCGTCGGTGAGCTCGGTCCGGACATCGCCCTCGGAGAGCTCGGAGTGCAGGGCGAAGTTGCCGCCGCCCGCGTCCCGCCAACTCGTCGCCGCGGTCGCGCCTTCGTTCTGCAGGCCCGACCACTTCGTGTTGGCACCGGAGTCGAAGTCGTCGGCGAGGATGGTCGGCGTTTCGGCCCGATAGGCAGCGAGGATCTCCTCGGCGAAGTCCCCCGGGGTGGCGTCACGGAGGATCGTGCGACCGATCTCCCCGTGGAACCGGTTCGCGCCGGAGGCCTTTTCGGCGCCGATGAGGAGGGCGCCCGCGCTCGTCCGCGGCATCTCGGTCGTCCCGACCTCGCCGATCGTCAAGCCGTTGACCAGGAGCACGATGTCGGTGCCCGTGAACACCAGATCGACCCGATATTCGCGACCGGCGACCCACTCCGAGGAGGGGACGAAGACACTGTGGAATTCGCCGGTCGCATCACGGTGGCCGGCCTCGAGGCCGCCTTCGGCGTGCATGAAGAGGAAATAGTCTTCAGAGCCCTTGTTGAGGGGCTGCATGTTCGGTTCGAGCGTCGAGGGCCGCAACCACTGCGTGATCCAGTAGGGGCCGTCGAGCTCGAGTTCCGCGGCATCCGCGACCGACACGTGACCGGTGCCGTCGAGCGCGAGCGACCGGCCCCCGGCGGTCGAGGCAGGTAGGGCGGCGCCGTAGGTGATCGTCCCGACCGCGGCGCCATTGTGGCCGGCGCCGCCGGTGTCGGCGAGGGTGCCGTTGAACTCGTAGGCGGCGACGACGGTCATTGGCGAGCCCTCAGACCGCGGCGGCGGTCACGGTGCCCGCTTCGGTCGCGGGCGCCACGCCTTCGAGGGCGACGCTCTCCTGGCTTTCGAGTTTGGCGCCGTGTTTGGCCAGTTTCAGGCTCACGACCCGGCCGACGCCCGGCACGCGGTCACAGAGCGAGATCAGCTCGTTGCGATAGACCGCGCCCACCGATTCCCAGCCACCGGAGCTGCCGGGATCCCCGGTGGTCGGCACGCCGGACCGCGCCGGGGAGAGGTAGTCGGCGATCGCCGCCTCGACCGCGGCGTCGATCGCGGCCGGTTCATAACCCGGCAGCACCGTGTGGCTCTCTTCGACGTCGATCACGGTGTATTTCGCGTCGCCGACGAAGACTTCGACCCCGCTCGGGACCCGCGCCTGCTGGCTCGTCCGCAAGGCTTCCTTCTCGGGCGCGGGAACCAGGCCGCCGTCGGCACCTTTGACGAAGACCGTGAGCGTCAGCGGCGTGTCGGCGGTTTTGGTCGAGAGGTCGTAGCCCGGCACGCAGAGAGCGAAGGAGACGCCGGCGTGCGCGCGCGCGTCGATCTCGAAGTCGCGGGGGACGATCAGCGAGAGGGAGAGCAGCTGCAGGTCTTCGGTCAGGCGGTCGAGGTAGGCGTCTTCGTCCTCTTCGTCGACGCCGCCGGCGGCCACCCCGACCATGGCGACCGATTCGACGAACGCGAGGGAGTCGACGAGCACGACCGGGCCGGGCAGGCCGTTGCCTGCCGCCCCCGGTTCGATCGCCCGGAGCTGCACCTCGCCCTCGGCCGTCTCCGAGGCACCCGCGGCAACCACGACGTCGGCTACGACGACGAAGCCCGCCGATTCTTCGGCGTTGGCCGCGATCGTGACCTGGGTGCCGGCCGGGATGGTGTGACCGGCATCGTCGGCCAGCGTCCACGTGCTCGTCACCAGCGCGGGTGCCGCGGCGATCCGCGGCACGTTGACGATCTTTTCGCCGAAGGCGCCGAAGGCCGCCCGCGGCAGCGTCGTGCCCTGTTCGATCGCGATGACCGCCAGGCGGGTGAAGGCGTTGGTCAGAAGGTCGTCGGGATCACCTTCGGAGAATTCGAAGTCGGGGAAGCGGGCGCGGATCGTCGCGAGGACTTCGGCCTTCAGCGTGCCGAAGACCGGATCGGCGAGGGCGTTGACGAAGCTGCTCATGCGCGCTGTCCGACTTCCACCGAGACACGGGCGATCAGGTCTTCGAACGTGGCCGCGCCGAGCACCGCGGCGCGCGGCTCGCAGTCTTCGACCGCCGCCATGACCGCGTCGACGTCCACGTCGGGGAGCTGCTTGAAGAGCTCGTTGGGGATCCCGAATTCGGGAAGGTCGACCAGCGACCCGAGCTTCGTCGAGAGGCAAGCCACGACGCACTGCGTGATCTCCTCGATCGAGTCCTGCTCGACGACGGCGACCCGGCCGCCGACCAGGCGGAAGGGCGTCGCGAGATGCGGCGTTGAGACTGCCAAGGGACGGGTCCTTTCGGTCCTAGAAGGATTTGTCGGGGACGGCGGCGCTCGGGAACCAGGCGACGATCGCCGGCGGGCCACCTTCAGGGTCGACCACCAGCGCCCGGTCGCCCTTCTTCGGATAGAAGACGCCGGCGGCGTCGACCACCGGCGCCCATTGCATCGGCCCCCAGTAGTGGTGAGGGCTGAAGGATTCGACGACGCAGCGCACCTGGTCGTCACGTGCGGTGGCGTTGTCGATGACTTCCGCCTCGAGCACCTGCGGGTCGGGGATTTCGATCGACTGCGGGTCCATCTCGCCGAGGCGCGGCATCTACAAGCCTTTCGGATGGCGGGCGACGAAACCGCCCGGGTCGTCTTCGTTGCCGGGGGTGACCCAGCCGGTGGAGTGGTCCTGTCCGCCCGACTGGAACGCGCGCCACCCGCTCGCGGTTTTCACTTTGCCCCAGGCGTGTCCGGCGTTCGCATAGATCGTGATCCATTCGCCCTCGCCCGGTTCTCCCCAGCTCTCGAGCGCCGTCGAGGCCATCGGTTCGTCGAGCAGGCCCGCGGCCCAGAGGTCGTGGCTGACGTAGCCGGAGCAGTCATAGCCCTTCAGCCGCTCGTGGAGGGCCTGCACGGATTCGTGACCGCCTCCCCACTTGTATTCGAAGGTCCCGTCGGTCGCGTCGATCTCGGCGATCAGCTTCGCGACCGCCGGCGGCGAGTCGGGGAGGATGTCGGCGGAGGCCCCCGCGTCGCCGATCGACACCGAGGAGGTCTTTGCAGCCGGTTCGGGCAGCGGCGCGGTCGGTTTGTGGCACTTGACCGTGGCGAGTCGATCTGCCGGGTCGCTGGTGAGGTCGACTTCGATCTCGCCGACCAGATAGCGGGCAACGCCTTCCCCGGTCGCTGCCGGGACACCGGTGCTGATCCCGTGGCGGCCGCCGCCCTTCGCCTTCTTGGGGAGGACTCCGCCGAACCCGATGCTGGCCGGCCCGTGGCCGGCGAGTTCGATCACCGATCCTGGCGGCAGCCCCCATTGGGAGATGAGCACTTCGATTTCGATTTCGGTGACGGGCTGCCGGGAATCACGTTCGAAGTCGACGTTTTCGACGCCCGACTCCGGATCGTCGAGGACCTCGTCGTCGATCCGGAGCTTCACCATCGCCTGCAGAAGTTCAGGCTCCGGCATGAGGAAGGCGTTGTCGCCCACGATGAAGAGGCGCCAGTTCACCTGCTTGGCGAGGCGCTTGCATCCTTCCCAGTAGCCCTCTTTTTTCCCGATGACGAATTCGTAGGGCTGGGTGAGGTCGATCGAGCCGCTTGCCATTTCCCCACCGTTGAAGGTTTCGACCCAATCCTTGGCTTCGGAGGTAAAGCGCGCGTAGGGCTCTTCCCCCTCGGCGAGGCCGCCGTCGAGGAAGGCCTTGTTGCGCTGGGCAGTCGTGGCGATCTGCGGCGGCGTGTACTCGGGGTGCTTGCGGGCGATCCCGATCGCGCCGCCTTCGCCGTAGCCGCCGGACCCGGTGAGGAAGTTGGTGACCTCTGCCTCGACGTCGCCTATGTCGGCGCCGGCTCCCGAGCCCTCCGCCTCGAGGACGTTGGCTCCCCCGGTCAGCTTTCCGAGGCCCGACTCGTCCATCAGCGCGCACATCAGGGCTTCCTCGACGACCTGGGTGATCCCGTCGGTGCCGGCGGCGGTCCGCAACGCGCGGTCGCCGATTTCGATCTGTTCGGGCGTCGCGTCTTCCCCGGCGACCTTCAGCTTGTTGCTCGAGGTGAGGCCTTTGCCCGCCTGTTCTTCGGCCTCCTGCTTCGCCTTCTTGGCCTTGGACTTCTTGTCGACCTTGATCGGCAGTTTGTCGTGGAGCCGCGGGCAGATGAAGTTCAGGCCGGGCGCCGCTTCTTCGAACCGGGCCTTGATGAATTCCTGGCGCGTCATGTCCGAGCGCCGGGCCCGCTGCGGACCTTTGGCTTCGCGCAGGATCGCGATCCACCGATCTTCGAGCGTCAGGCCGAGCGTGTCGCCCGTCTTTTTGACCGTGCCGTCGTAGCGGAAGTCGACGCCTTCGATCGAGGCATCCCAGGACTCCGCGAGAAGCGAGTGCTTCAGGACCCGGCGCCGAGGATCCTCGACTTCGAATTCGACCGTGGAGGCGCCGAAGATCGAGCGGACCAGCTTGGGGGTCGGAAGGACCCCGGCACCGAGCTCCTCGGTGACCTTGCGGTCGGTTCCCCGCAGGACGAGGTCCTCGATGTCGGAGTGGACGCCCTTCAGGCGACGCTTTGCCATCGGACCTCCTAGACCTTCGGGAGCTTCAGCTTCGTCCCGGCCTTCAGCACCTTGTGGACATCGGCGATCCCGTTCTTTTCGCCGATCGGCCGGGCCATTTCCCATTCGCCGTAGAGCAGCTTCGCGACGTCGATCAGCGTCTGCCCCGCGGTCGTCGTGTAGGAGTAGCCGGGAAACGCCGTCCCGCCCGTCTTCCCCGGTTCACCGCGCTGGTGCTTGGGGACGTGGTGCTTGTCGGGCTTCCCGGCCTGATCGGCCGGAACGAACTCCATCAGCTTCAGCACCATTTTGAAGCGGATGCGGCGCCCCTGGGAGTCTTTGACCTGTTCGGAGATTTCGGGGTCGGCGGCGAAGACGTGGCGGCGGCCGGGGAGTTCGACGGGGCCGTAGGCGCGGAAGACCGTGCCGCCGCCGAGGTCCATGATCTGTTCCCAGATCCGTTCGACGCTGTGGCCCTCCGCCAGGCCGTCGACGAAGATCGGGACGTCCTGCTGGAGCGGTTCGACGCCGACGAACGACGTCATCCCTTTCTTCTTGTGACGGCGTACGACTTCGTATCCCGAGCGCCCGGCCGTCGGCGTCGCCGCTCCATCCCCCGGCCGCACTTCGATGTCGATCGGCTTGTTCACCGCGGCGAGCCGGATCTTCGGATGTGGGCTCATTCGCGCGCTCTGGCCTTCGCGGTGTGGCGCGCGACGGATTCGGCCGCGGTCTTCCCGTCGAGTTCGAGGTGGGAGTGGACATGGATCTCGAGCAGCTCTTCGAGGCGGTCACCGAGTGCGCCTGAGACTGCCCGGCGAGGACGGGCGTGCGGTATCTCGAGCGTCTGCGTCGGGCTCGCCTGCTTCTTGCCGCCTCCCGCGCCCTTTCCGCCCTTCGGCGCGGTCGGGCCGAGGGCCGGCACCTTCGGCGAGGGGGTCGTCGGGAGCGTCAGCGGATTCCCGGTGTTGTCGGAGAGCTGCACGGAGCTGAATTTCTGCATCGTGCCGAGCACCCGTTCGGCCGAGGCGTTCATCGCCTTCATCTGCGAGCCGAGCTCGACGACTTCGCGACTCGCGTGACGGAGGAAGTTCGCGAATTTCGGGCCGACCTGGGTCGAGGCCTTCTGGAACGTGCCACTGAGCTGCCTGTTCGTCTGGTTGAGCTGACCGGTCACCTTGGAGAGGGACCGGTTGATCGGCTCGAGCTGCTGGAGGGACTTTCCCTGCATCTGGGCCCGGTGACGCTCTTCGAGCAGTTCGGCCTTGCGGGCCCCCAGGACGTTTTTGCGATGCCGCAGTTCGAGGGTGAGGTACCGGAGCGATTCCTTGGCGATGGCGCGGTCGACGCCTTTGACCCGTTCGGCCTTCCGCTGCGCCCGCCGCGCCGCGGTCACGCCGCGGACCGCGTTCGCGACCCGGATTTCCGACCGCGCGATCGCTACGGCGTGCCCGGGCGCGTTCGCGCGGACCCGTTCGAGGGCATGTTCCGCGCGCTTCAGAGCTTCGGACGCGCCCTCGACGTGGCGATGAGCCCCCACTGCGCGCTTCGACGCCGACGAGAGGTTCGACATCGCGTTCTTCTCGGCGTCGAGTGCCGACTTCACGCCCTTCGCGCTCGCCTTGAGCCGGTCCTGTACGAAGGTGACCTTCTTGGTGGGTCCGAAGAGGCCGGAGAGGAGTTCGCCGCCGAGCGAGCCGAGGCCGACGCCGAGCATCGCGCCGAAGGGGCCGCCGAGCATGAAGCCGGCGATACCGCCGGCGAGCGCGCCTCCGGCCTCGAAGCCCGCGTCCTGCCAGTCACCGCTCAGAGCCGAGGTGACGATGTTGCCGATCCCGTAGGCGGCGACGGCCGGGCCGAGACTGAGTGCGAACCCCTTCGCCGTCTGCAATGCCCCCTGGACGCCGGTCCCCTCGAAGGCCATCCCGAAGGACCGCATCGGCCCCTGGCCGGCCGACATCGCGGAGCCGAAGATCGAGGTGAAGCCGGACACCTCCCGGTTGAGTTTCGCCATCAGGATCAGGCTCTTTCCGGCGCCGCTGGCGAAGTAGCCGAGGCCGCTCGCGACCGGGCCGGTGAGCAGGAGGAAGCCGGCGGCCGTCGCCTGGACCTCGGTCGGCAGGCCGGTGAAGGCATGCCCGACGGTGACCAGGCCGGACGCGAAAGACTTGACCCCGGGGACCAGCGCGGGCAGCAGCTCGTCGCCGATATGGATGAGGCTGACTTCGACCGCGTGCCACGCCTTCAGGAGTTCGGTGCCGGGCTGCTTTTCCGCGACCCTGAGCTCGCCCGGCATCTTCTTCAGGCCTTCGCGGATCAGCTGCTGTTTTTCGAAGAGTTCCTTGTAGTTCTCGACCAGGAGCTCGATCGTCGCGCTCGATTTCGCGCCGCCGAAGGCTTCGATCATCACCCGGTTCTGCTTGTTGGGGGAGAGCCGCGAAAGGTGATCGGCCAGGAATTTGATCGTTTCCGGCAGGCCCTTCTTGCGCATGACGTTGGCCATGTCTTCCGCCCCGATCCCGACCCCCTTCAGGGCTTCTTCGGCTTTTTTCGTGTGCGGGACCAGCATCGAGATCGCCGTCCGCAGGCGCGTCGAGGCGACCTGGGCCGGGACGTTCCGGTCCGTCATCACGGTCAGCGCATCGCCGTAGTCGCGCAGCCCCAGGCCGGCGGAGACGAAGGACGGCAGGACGCCGGTCGACAGCGCGTCCTGCAGTTCTTCCATTTTCATGTCGCCGGTACCGACGATCGCGTTCATTTCGGCCGCGACACGTTTGACCTGGCCGAGCTTCTCGGTGCCCAGATTCTTGGCGGCGCCGGTGAGGGCTTTGGTGGTGAACTCCAGATCGGAGTTGCCCATCGTCGCCAGGTTTTTGCCCTGTTCGAGGATGCCCAGGGCGTCTTTGCCTTTGAAGCCCGCCGAGCGCACGCGGAACAGCGCGTCGGCCATTTCGTCGGCGCTGAACTTCGAGTTTTCGGCCATCCGCAGGACCGCCGATTCGAGGAACTTCGCTTCCTTCGCCGAGGCGCCGGCCTGGGTCTGGACCAGGCTCATCGCCTGGTGGAAGTCGATGGCCATCTTCCCGGCCACGAACCCGAGGCCTGCCACCGGCAGGCTGATGTTGCGGGTCCATGAGCGCCCGAAGCTCTTCAGTTTCTCGCCGGTCCGAGCGAAGGAGGAGATGCTTTTGGCGCCCCGCACACCGAGCGACTCGAGCTCGGCGGCGGAGGCCTCGACTTCCTTCGCGAACTTCCGCTGGCCGTGGAGCCGGATCGCGACATCGATCGCGTCGCGGCTCACGCGGCCACCAGGGCAGCCGCCACCGGCCGCCTCCTTTCGCGCCTACTTGGACTTCTTCAGTGCCGCTGCGAACGCGTTGACGATCGCCACGGCGAGTTCCTCGTCCCTCTGGTCGAGCCGCTCCTCGAGACGGCGGCCACGGGCGAAGAGCACCGTGCGGTCGAAGGGACGCATCGGCCTGAGGGCCAGGTCACCGTTCAGCCCGAGCGAATCGAGCCAGGTGGCCTCCTCGATTTCCCTCAGGCCCTCTACTTTCCCAGCAAGTCCCTCGAGATCTCGTCCTCACGGCCCTGGCGCCAGGCGAAGATCGCCTCCATGTGAGGGGCGATCGCGTCGGGTTGGCTGCGCACGCCGGTCTCCTCGTCCTTCGGGGAGAAGATCTCGAGCACGACCCCGCGGGCGGTGTCGGCGTCGAGGCGCATCGCCTCGGCGAGGGGCCTGCCGAAGGTCATCGGACCGCCCTTGTCGGCGATCGCCTCGAACTCACCCGTGCCGGGGATCCGGACCTGGACTTCCTTGCAGTGGGCGATGAGGATGTCGGCGATCCCCTCCCGCATGCCCTCGGTGTCCTTGCGCTCCTCGGCGTCGTCGACACGTTCCGCGAGCTCTTCGTGCTGGGCGTCGGTGAGGTCTTTGTAGACGATCCTCATCTTGCCCTTGTAGCCCGGGACGAGCAGGGGCAACGTCTTTTTGCCCTTGATCTTGTCCCGCTGCTCGCGGACCTCTTCGAGCCCGGCCGCCCAGGCCGGAGCCTGGGCGGTGGTGGTGACCGGCTTGCCCTCCGTCGTCTCCGACATCAGCCCGGGATCCCGTCGAGTTCGAGGGTGATTTTGATTTTCTTGCGTTCCGACGAGCTCGCGTCGTAGTCGCCGGTCGAGATGTCGCCGAGCTTCCCGGTTCCGTCCTCGATCTTCCCCCAGACGTTGCCGTTGACGTCGCAGCCGTTCTCGACGTAGCTCGCGTCGGCTTTGTAGGCCTGCGTCTTGGCCCACTGGATCCACTCGTGGTCGCGGGACGGGACGAAGTTGCCTTCGAGCGTCACGTCTTCGCGTTCCTGCAGGCCGCCATTCGCCTTCTGGGGCAGCATGTCGCCTTCGAAGGATTTGTTGCCACTCCCGGTGACGCCGCCGCCCGTCTTGTTGTTGAAGACGATGGGGCACGGTTTCCCTCCGACCACCAGGTCGATCGAGGACTGGTACTGAGCCTGTGCGTCTGCCATGTCTGCAGCCCTCCTAGACCGCTTCGTTGGTGACGGAGACCGTGAATTCGATCTCCTCGGCGTAGCCGGTCGGGTGGATCGTCAGGTTGCCGGTGAGCTTCCCGATCGATCCGTCCGTCGGGTTGACGTCCTGGTCGACGACGACGCTCCCCGCTTCGGCTTCGGTTTCCCCGTACAACGCGCGGTTCGCGTAGGCGGGCTTGATGACCTCGAGCTCGCACCGGTTTTCGGCGCTCGCCCGGGTCGAGCCCTGCTGGTCGAGCTGCTTGTAGAAGGAGGCCTTCAGGATCTTCTTGACCTGGGCCGCCATCGAAAGCGCGAGCCGGACGTTGGAGAAGGGCAGGAAGTCGCGATTTTCGACCGGATCGGCGAGCGAGCGCCAGCCGTCGGTCATCACTTCCCCTTCGTCGATCACCGAGATGTTGGCGCCCGCTTCGAGAAGGCGCTGGCGGTCTTCGGCCGTATAGGTCTGCGAGAGGCCGAGGGGGTACTTCATCTTCCCGTATTCGTCTCCGGCCGCCGGCTGGTTCGGGTTCCCCGTCTTGCGGTCGGTGTCGGCGATGGCGCCGAGCACCCGCCCCTCCGGCGGGACGGTGCGAGTGGTGCCCCCTTCGCCCGGGACGATGTCCCAGGGACCGAAGGGGGCGACGAACTCGGCGCCCTCGACGGAGCGCAGGGCGCTGATCTGTTCGATCAGGTCGTCGACGTTGGCGGAGTCCTCGAGGGCGAGGATGCCGTCGCGCAGGAACTCGGCGCAGTGTTCGGCGATCGCCGCCTGCACCTCTTCGTCGGTGTTGCCCGGCACGGCGACCTGGCCGAAGCCGAGGTCGGGACCGAAGAGCTCGAGGCCCGCCGCGAAGATCTGGGCGGTGACGTTGTTGCGGTCGTCGGCGCCACCGGCGAGCGTGACTTTGCCGATCGCCGGCGTGCCGCCGCCCAGGTCTTTCAGCCGAATCAGCTTCGAGTTCGCGGCGGCCCAAGCGGCGGCGGCGGCGTTCGTCGTCACCGCGGGCGAGAGCTCCAGCGTGGCGCCGTTGACCGCGCGCACGTGGAAGGAGTCGGGCGCACCTTCGGTGATTTCGACTTCCGTCGCGTTCGCCCAGGTGCCCTCCGAGGTGGCGGTCACTTCGAGCGCTTCATGTTCGGCGTCGTGTTTGATTTTTTTGCTCGCGACGGCCGCGGCCGGGCCGACTCGGCGCACGACGTAGGCGAGCGAGAGACCCCGCCGGAAGGCGATGTCGAGGACGTCGTAGAGCGGCGAGTAGGCGACCCGCGGGCCGAAGGTTGCGATGAGGCTCTTGAGCGACGTGATCGGGACCGCGACGTTGGTCGGACCGCGGTCGGCGAGCGACACGAGGAACGCCGTGCCGGTCGGGCTGGCCGCGGCGCGCGCGGTGTCCGCGTCGCCGACCTTGACTTTGACTTCAGGCACCGTGCTCCTCCTGTTTCTCGGACGCGCCTTTCTTGCGGTGCGTCGCCTTTTTCTCCGGGCGCTTGGACAGCACGCCGCGGTCGATCAGCTTCTGGTTGCGCTTGGCCTCGGCGTCGGAGATCTCCTCGCCCGGCGCGACCATCCGGCCGCCGGTGAGCGTCTCGACGTGGCCGCTTTCGACTACGTGGGTCATCTTTCGATCTCCGTTTTGACGTCGACTTCTTTGACGATGGGAAAGGACTCGGGGATTTCGTCGGGCAGTTCCTCGCGCAGGCCGCCGCGCCAGTTGACGACGTCGCTCTGCTTGACCGCGAAGGCGACTTCGGCGGCGACGATGTTTTTCCGGCCGGATTTGGCGACCGTCCAGACGGCGAGGTCGAGCCAGTCCTTCGCCGCGATGTCGCCGGTCAGGCGCTGGAGGACGCAGCCGGTGATCGCGGCGATATAGAGCTGCGCAAAGCGGCGCGCGTCCTGGGCGTTGTCGGCGCCGACCGTGATGCTCACCCCGGCGGTCCACTCGACGTCATAGGACCCGTCTCCGGTCCGTTCGGGTGGCTCACGAAGGCCCGGCGCGACGACGATGATCGCCGGCAGTTTGCTCTGGGGCCAGCGGTCGTATTCGCTGAGGAGCCCCCAGGATTGGACCCACTTGATCGAGCCCGGTTTCAGATCCGCTTGCACTGCGGCGTCGTTGATGTAGTGGGCGAGGTCGTCCTTCAGGGTCTGCAGGAGGGCGATCTCCACCTCGTTACCGCTCTTCAGCGGGCCGATGACGCTCATGCCGCGCCGCCGTGGATCAGGTACTCCTCGAGCACGACGAACGAGTCCTTGCGGGTCTCCTCCGGGATGCCGACCGGCGGCCTCGCCGGCTCATGCTTACTGCGGATCGCGAACTTCGCGTAGAAGAGCCTGGTACCGGCCCGGGCGCTCGAGCGGGTGGCCGAGATCTTGGGGTTCCCGCCGACCAGTTCGTGCTCGAGGTCGCCCGAGTCGACCATGACGTCGCTGAGGGCGCCGACGCCGGTGCGCGCCTTCCGGGCGAGCGTCCCGGGCGCGGACTCCGGCCACGGCTCGCCCACCGCCTCTCCCTTCGTCTCGAAGACCCGCCGGTTGCCCTCGACCAGGAGCCCCGCGATGCGCCGCGTCGCGGGGCGCATGTCGGCGGCGCGCGCCGCCACGGCCTGGACCTCGCCGACGGTCGCTTTGAGGTTCTCGACGTCGACCGAGACGCCCATCGGCCGCCCACCGCCGAAGAGCGTCACTGGACTTCGTCTTCCGGTTTTTCGGGCGCCGGGGGCTCCGGAAAGCGGATCCCGAACGCGTCGAGGACTTCCGCCCGGGAGATGAGTCGCTTCTCGGCCGCGGCGGCGTCGATCCGCAGCTGCAGGTAGGGCGAGCCTTCCGAAGATCCGCCTTCGAAGTTCGCGATCTCGACCGCCAACGCCGCCTTCAGGGTGGCTGCCCGTTTTACCGCGCCCCAACACCGTTCCGGGAAGGCGCCGGCGGTGAAGAGGGCAAGTAGGTCGTCGATCGCGTCGGCGATGTGTTCGTCGACCTGGGCTTTGGTCGGATTGGTCTGCTCGTTGAAGTCGCCCGCGAGCTCGCCGCCGGTGAGGGCGTCTTCGACCGTGGCGGCATCGCCGGTGTAGGTCCGCGAACGGATGGCCCGGGCCACGTCTTTGGGCGTCGGGGTATAGGCGCCCGCGCCGGGAAGAGGATTGGCTTCGACGGGCGCCCCGGTGACCCGCAACTCCTCCGAGGTGAAGGCCGGAGGCTCGCCGCCGTCGTCCCAGATGACGAGGTAGAAGCCCTCGTCGGCCGGCGCCTCGAGCGTGACGGTGTAGATCCCGGAGTCCGCGGGCACCTCTTTGATGCCGGCCACGGTGCGGGCGACCGCTGCGGCGCCAGCGGTCGTGTCCACCCGGACGCCCAGCGCCCCGACCAGCCCGGCAGGAGCGTTCACCAGGGTCGCCGAGAACTCAAGGCCCGGATGCGAGTAGATCATCGGGCCACCTGAAGGTCGTCGAGGGTCGGGAGGATTTCGCCGCCGGCCGCCGCCGCGAACAACTCGAAGTCACCGTTGGCCTTGGCGAGCATCAGGTGTCGCCACGTCGGGGTGTTCGCATCGCCGACGGTGAAGACGCGACGGTGGGTGGGGCGCGCGACTTCGGGCAGTTTTGCAAGCACCAGTTCGGCCGAGGCCGCAGGGACCTTCAGGAGGCCCCGGAAGTAGATGAAGTCTTCGTCGAAGGCGTATTCCGGCTCGCCGTATTCGCCGCCGAACGCCGTCGCGGCACCTTCGACCATGGGGAGGGCGTGCCATTCAAGGGGCACGCCGCCCCCGCCGGCTCCCGGTTTCCCGTCGGGGCCGGGCTCTCCCGCTGCGCCCTGCGGCCCCTGTTCACCGCGGGCGCCGGCGTCGCCCTGCGGTCCTTTGTCCCCAACCGGACCCTGAGGGCCGACGGGACCTTGGCCGCCCGCGGGTCCCGCGGCACCCCGATCCCCAACGGGACCCTTGTCGCCTACGGGGCCCTTATCCCCGGTGGGACCTTTGTCGCCGGGGGAGCCCGTGCCTTGATTCCACTCTGCAGGCATCTCCGACCCCCCGAGACGCGCGAAGGCGACGACACACCGAAGGGCGCCGTCGCCTGCTCGCGCTATTTCGTTTTCGCGCTTTTGCGAGCTTTGTTCGGCGCGCTTTTGCGGGCCTTGTTCTCGGCGCCGCCGCGGGCCTTGCTCGCATCTTTCTGGGGCTCTTTCACCTTCTCGCCCTCCTCCGAGGTGCTCCCGTCGCCGTCGCCGGTCTCGGTGTCCTCCGTCTCGGTCGCCGAGTCGCCCTCGGTCGTCGTTTCCGTCGCCGCCTCGGCAGCGGTCACCCGCTCCTCGGCTGCCGCCTGGGCTTGCTGGGCCTCGGCGAGCTGCTCGCGGAGTGACTCGTTCTCGGCCACCAACTCGCTGTCGGCGGCGGCCGTGGCGACCGGCTCCGTCACCGCCGCGGCGGCGCGGACATCGGTGTGCTCGGGCTCGACACGCTCGGCGTCGACCCGGTCACGCCGGTGGGCGGCGGGGTGGCTGACCAGCGAGCGCGTCTTCGCGAGCTCACTGGTCACGTCCTCGGAGTCGACGTACTCCTCGAATGCCGCCGGCACCTCCTGGCCCTCGCGGGCGACGAGCTGCTTGATCTTCTGCCCGTAGCCGTTGTCGATCTCGGCGTAGATGTCCTGCTTGGCGATCAGGACCTTGTCACTGGTCACGGTCATCGGTGAGATCCCTTCCGGTCGCGCTCGGGCGACCTATTTGAAATTGACCTCGCCGAAGGCCTGCGGCCGCGGGACGATCAGGACCGCACGCATCTCTGCGAGGATCGCGACGAGGTTTCGCGTGAACCAGTCCTTGTGGGAGTCGGACACCAGCACTTTGATGCCCTCGCGGATCAGGAACAGCGCCCGCGCCCACTCACCCGTGATCGATTTACCTTCGGCGAAGGCGACCGACGAGAGAACCGGGACGCCCCAGATCTGCATGACGCCCGCCAGCGACGGCGGCCCCCAGATGTAGTTTTCGTTTTTGTCCTTCGAGAGGCGGATTTCCTCCCAGTCGACCGGGTTGAATCCCGTCCCGGTCGGTTTGTAACCCGCCAGAGCGATCAGAGTCAGGATCCGGTGGACCGCGTCGGCCCGGGTGTCGGTGGCGACGTCTTCCTGGTCGTGGGACGCGATCCCGGTCGTGTTTTCGATCCCGCGCAGGTTCGGCGCGGCGCCGCTGCCTTTGATGATCTGGCTCTCGGCCCGGCGGCGGACCCCTTCCTGCATCTCGGCGTCGACTAGCGTCTGCAGGAACGGCGCGTCGGCGAGCTGGTTGCGGGTCGCCGGGATCCAGTGGGCGATCGTCCGCACCCCCTCGAGGATCTCGTCGAAGGTGAGGCCGCTTTCCGGCTTCACGCCGGCTTCGGCTTCGGTCACGACGCCTTCTTTGACGTCGGCCGCGGTTTTGGCCTCCGCGATCTCTTTCGCGTTGATCGTCCGCGCGAGGATCCGGACGAATTCGACCGCGTTCGACTCGGTGCCGCCTTGGGTCACCAGATCGAGCACGCCGAGGGGAAGCTGCGGCAGCTCGTAGACGCCGGGGAAGCGCTCCGGGATCTGCAGCACGCCGCCCTGCGCCGTGACCTGACCGGTGAGAAGGGACTTCGTCTGCTCGCGATCGAGCGGCTCGGAGATCGGCACCTGACGGAAGCGCTGCTCTGAGCCGGCAGCCAACGCCCCCGACTTGCGCAGCTCCTGGTAGGCCTCGCTCGAGGCCGCCTTCGAGCCGAGCGTCTCGCGCGCCTCCGCCGGGTGGCGGTCGATCTCGTTCGGGTGCTGCGTTTCGAAGGTCTTACCGCCGCCGGCCGCCTCCATCATCGCGATCCGCTCGAACTGGCCCTCGAGCACCTTGAGTTCGTCGGACTTCTCCGAGTAGGGCTTCATCGCCTCGTCGGCGGCGATGACCGCCTCGCTGTTCGGGTCGGTGATGTCGACGTCGGCCGACTTCAGCTCGGTCCGCTTTTCGTCGAACGCCTTGTACGCGATCTTGACTTCCTCGCGTTTCGCGTCGATCGCCTTCGAGAGGTCTTTCAGTCGATCCTCGAGTGCCATGGGTACGTCTCCCTTCTGCGGGGTCGATTCGCCCGCATCGCGGGCACGTGGGTGATTGCGGGCCGAGGGTTCGAACCCCGACCTCCTGATCCAGAGCCAGGCGTGCTGCCGTTACACCAGCCCGCACTTCTCCCTGGTTTGGCCGGTTTTGCCGGCCGGACGCATGGCGACCCCTTTCGTCAGGTAACTGTGGTCGCGCTGCGAAGAGCGTGGCCGCGCCGGGCGGCCGGAAGTTTCAGAGGAAGGCGGGCGGCGGCTCGGTGAGCAGTTCGGTCGCCCTCGAGCGCGCCTCGGCCTTCGCCTCAGCGTCGTCCTCGACGTCAGCGACCGGCTCCGGCGCCGAGTCGTCGCCCTCGCCCACGGCCTTCTCGGTCGGGCGCGGCGGGCGCTCGCGCTTCAATCCCTCGAGCCGCGGCTCCTGGCCCTTGACGCTGATCAGCCGGGTCTCTTCGTTGACACCCTTCAGGCACGGCCCGACCTCGATGATCGCGAGCTTCTTGAGGCTGTAGATCTCCTCCTCGTCCTCGACGACCCAGCCGCCCTCGACGATGTCGTAGCTGAAGCTGAACTCCTTCAGCGCCGGCTGGCCGTCGCCGCCGACGGACTTCATCGCCGCGTAGACCTGGCGGGCGAGCTCGTTTTCGGCGACAAAGAGCTGGCCTTTGACGTAGAGGCCCTCGGTCACGGCTTTCGCCTCGAGCGAGACTCCGATCGGGGGCGTGCCCCACTGGTGAGACCACACGATCGGCGGGAACCCCGCCTTGAGCGACTCGTCGAACGCGCCGGTCTCGACCCGGTCGCCGTATCGGTCGACGTTGCCGAAGACGGCGACGATCGCCTCGAAGGTGCCGTCGGGATCGCCGTCGCCGAGCGCCTTGACGTTGGTGATCGGGAAGCTCTTGCTCTCCACGGGGCTACTCGTCCTCCTGGTCGTCGTCGAGGGCGGCCGCAAAGGTCGGGGAGACCGCGGCGAGCCGCCTGATTGCCTTCGCCGCGGCGCCCGCGAGGGCCTTCGCGTCTTCTTCCTCGAGCGGTTCGTCGCCCAGGAAGCTGATGTTGTTGGTCTGGACCATCGGGCGGTCGGCGCTCGGATGGTCGATCCGTTTGCGGTTCAGGACATCGCGTGCTTCGTTGATCGTCAGCACGCCCGTCTGAAGTTCGGTCTTCATCGCCGTGGCTTCCTGCACCGGGTTGCCCTGGAGCACCTTGCGTAGGTCGAACTCGATCCACTGCCCTTCGAGGGCGGGCTCGGTGTCGATCGCCTGGGCTTTGATCTGCTCTTCGATCAGCACCAGCCACGGGGCCAGCGTGTCGGTGTAGAGCATGTTGTGGAGTTCGGCGATGTTGGAGAAGGTCGACCGCTCGAGCAATCCGATCATCGGCGGCTGCACGTCGTAGACGGCGGCGACCTCTTCGCGGGTGAGTTTGCGTTGCTCGATCAGCTCGGCCTCATGGGTCGTCTGAGACATCGGGACCCAGTCGAGTCCGGCCGGCAGGAGGATCGGTCGCCCCGCGTTCTCGACACCGCCGGAGACACGCTGCAGGTCGGCGCGGATCTCGGCCCGAAGTTCTTTGTCGAGGACGACCCCGTCCGGAGCTTTTACCGCGCCGGACGGGCGAACCGAGTTGCGGAAGCTCCACTCCTGAAACTGTTGCGCGGCGATCTCGATCCGGAGGGTGACGCCGAGCTGCTCGAGCGGCGAGATTCCGAGGCCGTGCATCCGCGTCGACAACCAGCTTTGGTGAACGACGTCGTCGGGCTGAAGGATCCGGCGCTTGCGGCCGGAGCCGATCGTCCAGAACGGCTTCTCGTCGGTCGGCGGCGTCACCTCCCGCCAGTCGATGTACTCGTAGCCATTCGGCGGCGCCCCCGGGCTGGCCCGTTCCTTCACCATCAGCCCGTTTCCGTGCAGGAGGATCGGAAACGACGCCCATTGCTTGAAGTCGACCGGGCCCTTGCCGACCTGGGGGCGGTCGATCGATTCGGGCAGGGGCCCTTCGGTGATCCGCTTCTTAGCGCCCTGGGAGTCCTGTTCGTAGACCTTCAGGGGTAGACGCGCGATCTGGCGGGTGAGTTTGTTCACCAGGACCGCGACCCACGGCTGCGTCTCGTAGAGGTAGGAGAAGCTGATCTGGCCTCGCCACTGGTTGAACGGGATCGAGTTGATCGAGAGCCAGGTGTTGAAGCCCTCCTCGGTGTACTGGTAGGGCGGGCCGTCCTCGGCGACCACGACCCGACCGTCGGCGGTGTAGAGGGTGAGGCTCATCGCGTCGAGATGCCCGGGTCGGTCGGGGGCGGCGGCGGGAAGTGCTTCGCATAGGCACGCTGGAGCTGAGCGAGGATTCGATCAGCGTTGCGCCCGCGCTCCCACCCCGGTGCGTAGTGAACTGCCTCCGGAAAGGGACAAGCCCCCGGGGGTAGGTCGCGGGAGAGATTGGTCGCCACGATCCGAGCCCGAAGGCCAAGGCGCTCGGCGGTGATTTCGCCTTGCTCGATCGAAGGGGCAATGACGTAGGTGCGCGTGTCCATCAGGATCCCGCCGGCACCAGCTGCACGAAGGCGATCCTCGAGTGCGGGATCAGGATGTCGCCGGCGAGCAGCACCTCGGTCTCACCACCGAGGAATTCGACGTGGGTGAGCTTGATGCAGTCCTTGAACTCGCCGACCAGGACGCCTTTCACGGACTGGCCGTCGACCCGGTGGACGACGATCGACTCGCGGAGCTGCCGGCCGATTCCGCTGCCGCGGCGGCTCCTGATGAATTCGCGCCCGGTGTCGAAGACGACGGCGCAGACAAAGACGATCAGAGCGGCGAAGATGAAGTTCATAGGAAGTCGATTCGGTAGGCGTCGGGGTCGACGGTTTTTCGAAGCTCGGCGGCAGCGACCGAGTTGACGCGATGCGCGGCGTCGAGGGCGTCCCAGACGCGCTCGTCCTGTTTGCCCGGCGACCTCGACGAAGACGCGCGGTCAAACCTGGTCCGACCGCCGGGGAGCAGCTTCTCGGCCGCGTTCAAGATGTGCCGAATGAACTCCGCATCGCGGGAGACTCCGAGCCACCCCTCGCGCATCGCCTCCATCCAGCGCTCGTAGGCAAGCGCCATCGGTTCCGGCTTGCTCGAGTGATCGACGACCCGGACGCCGAGATCCTCCATCAGCCAGACCGCCATCTCCTCGGCCTTGCTCATGTCCATGACGACTACCTCGATCGGGTTCCGGGCATGGACCTCTTCGAAGGCCTTGTGGATCTTGTCGGGGTGGAGCATGTTGCCGTCGCGAGGAGGGGTGAGGATCTTGGGTCGACCAAAGAGGCGGTGCTCGAACGAGGGCAGCCAGACCGGCGCGATTGCCGTGGTGTCCCATTTCCAACCGATGTCGAATCCGGCCCAGATGGGCTCCCCCTTCGGGATCTCGTCGTCGGTCAGCACCTTCGCGAGCTGGACCTCGGTGATCGCCGACTCGTCCCCGCGGACGGCCTGGTTGCAGTTCATCCGCCTCCAGTGCGACAGCGACATCGTTTTCCGGCGCCGCTTCCTTCCGAGCGACTCAACGGTGACGCCGGAGAATGGATTCGCGGCCTTGACGACCTCCATGTCCTCGACGTTCTGACCGTCGGGCACGTGATAGTCGTGCAGAACCATCCCCTCGCTGGCCGCCCGCACATAGCAACGCTCGCGCTTCACCTCGGTCGCCTCCGAACGCATAGTCGCCCGGATCTCCTCGAACTCCGAGTACGGTTCGCCGGCGGTCGAGATCGCCAGGACCTGGCCCGCTTTCTTGTCGAGCTTGCCGGTCCAGGTCCTATAGAGCTTCAGGCCTTTTTTGTGACGGTGAAGCTCGTCGAGGATTCCGAGGTCGGGGATGATGCCGTCCCCGGTCCCCTCGTCGGAGGCGTAGATCTGGATTTTCCCGGCGGTGACTTTCGACTTGATCCGCCGATAGCCCTCATAGGTCCGGAACCGCTTCTTCAGGCCTGGGGTGGAATCGACGAACCCTTGGGCCTGCTCGAACAGAATGCCCGCCTGATCTCGGGAAGAAGCGGCGACAGCAACCTTGCCCCTTGGGATCAGGTGGGCGTAGTAGAGCGCGATCAGCGCCGTGATGGTCGTCTTCCCGTTGCCCTCCGGGACGACCAGCCACACCTCGGTCGCGCCGGCGAAGAGGTCCTCAACAGCGAGGAGTTGGAATTCCTCGGGCTCGCACTTCTCGCCGTTGTCGAGGACGCAGTTCCGGGCAAAGTTCCGGAAGTGGTCGACGGTGAATGGCTTCGGCCTAGACTGCGTGGAGCGCTGCGCGGGGGCCACTGACATTGTCGGTCTCACCGAATGGGTCGTCGTCGTCCTCGCCCGAGCCACCTTCTTTGGCCTCGCGCCGCAGCATTTCCTCGAAGAGCTTCATCGCCTGCACCGAACCGGCCTTCGCCGATTTCGACACCACGAGCTTGAGCTCGTCGTAGTCCATCGGCACTTCCTTTTCCTGATGCTCAGCTCGCGCTGCCTCGACCGAAGCTGCGAAGTCGGCGTACGGACCGTCGCCTTCTTTCCGGCCCCGACTCAGCCAGTTCTTGACCGTCTTCGATGCGACGCCGGCGCCCTTCGCTGCCTCGGCGATCGTCAGCCCGTCGAAGATGCCCTCGCAGAACGCCTGCTGGACGTCGGCGGTGAATTTTGAGGCGGCCATCGGGACCTACCCCCCGCCTGATTCGGTTTTTTTTCGCCGTGAGGCACCACGCGGTGTCCGGTCAGCATCCCTAGAAATGGGTAGACCCCCCCTGATCGGTGAAGCCTGAGCCGAACGACCGTTTGGTTGCCTCCGGTGCCTGATCTCTGCGAGGAAATCGTCGGGCAGCCGGTCGCCCTTGCGGCTGTTGCAGGTGGTGCAGGCGGCCACGCAGTTCTCCTCGGAGTCACTACCGCCGCGGGCGAGCGGGACGAAGTGATCCTCGACCGTCGCTTCGCCTCCGCAGTAGAAGCAGCGCGGCACACCGTTCGCATCGCGGGCCGCGGCAAGCACTCGCTCGCGTCGCTTGCGCTGCGACCTGGTCGAGCCGCGGGCGCCGGTCAGGCCTTCGGCCCGGCGCTGGCGGCGGCTACGGCGATGGGCGGGACAGTGACGCTGGTCGCTGATCCGGCCGCAGTCGAGACACGCGTACTGCATCGGCATCAGCGCCACCACCCGCACAACGAACGAAGCCAGCGGATCGCTTTAGGCATGCCGATACCACTGGCAGGGGGATGCATCTGCAGGTTGCCGACCACGTCGGACGGAACGTTCGGCATCACGCCGCCTGCTTTGGCCAGTAGACAGCGGCCGTGCGGGTGCTGATCCCCAGGCGCCGCGTGACTTCGGTCTGGGTTAGCCCGGTCGCGGCGAGGCCGCCGACGTAGGCACTCTTCTCGGCGGCGCTTAGTTCGTTCCAGGCCGGGCGCCTGAAGCCGTAGTCAGGATCACGGCCAGCGTCCTCGCGGACTTTTTCGATCCACCCGAGCGGCAGCTTGAGCTGCAGGTGAACGCGGTAGCCGTGCTCGCCCTCGAACGTCTCGACGATGTACTTCTTGAGGGCGGATTCGTCGGCGCGGTTGAGGACCATCGCCACGCGCTGCTCCCGTTCGTCATCCGTGGGCGGGACGGTGCGGGTCTTCAGAGCATGCTCGGCGTCCCAGAGGAGGAACCAGAGGCGCTTGCGCGGCACCTGGCGCTCGACCGCGTCGGTGAAGCGCCAGGTGAAGTGCTCGAAGATAGAGCGATCCTCCGGCGGGCAGATGGCCGCCGAGAGCTCGCGGAACTCCGGCGGTCCAACCCGTTCATCCTCGCTCGACGGCGCGCTGCGACCGACGGCGGTCGCCTTGGACTCGCTGAGTAGTTGCATCTGCCGGAGCACTTCACGGATCTCCTCGCGAAGCTCGCCGTCGTCGACTGCGTTCAGGAAGGCGAAGGTCGTCGCCGTCGCATCAGGCAGGGTCCAACTCCAATCCGATCTGCGCCTCGTCGACCGCCTGGCGCTTCAGATGCCCGGCCGGGTCGTGTTCCCAGTGACGGATGCGCTCTTCGCCGAGAGCGACGTACTCCGGGTTCAACTCGACGCCGACGAAGTCGCGGCCGAGCTGGGTGGCGACGAGACCGGTGGTCGCGGCTCCGCAGAAGGGGTCGAGGACGAGAGCGTGGCCGGAGTCGTCGGCGTGGTCGCAGGTCGGCTCCCAGTCGCGCAACCTGCCACCTCCCTGCTGACCTTCAGTGAGGTCGTCGAGGTGCGGGTGCCAACCTTCACCGATAGTTCCGCCGCTGGCCTGGACGATCCGCCGCCAGGGCGCGCCGCACTTGCCGCAGACCCTCGGTGCCGTCCCTGCGCGGATGCACGGCTCGACCAAGTCCGGCGGGAAGGTTGCGAAGTGCGCGTCGGGGAAGGGCTTGGTGGCGATCGCCCAGACGGAGCGTTTGTTGCGGCCGAGCGCCTGCTGCTCCTCCTTCGACATCGCGTCCCAGCGGTCGTTGAAACCCGCGTGGCGGCGACCGTGGCCGCGCTGCTTGTCCTGGCGCTCGCGCTCTTCCTCCGGAGTGCGGCGTCCGAAGCCCTGTGCGTGCGGTGAACGCTGCGCGCCGTTCGGGCCCGCGTAGGTCGCCTTCTCCCGGATCGCCTCCGCGTCGTAGAAATAGCGGGGCGACTTCGTCAGGAGGAAGAGGTACTCGTGCGCAGAGGTCGGGCGGTCGGTGACGCTCTCAGGCATCGGGTTGGGCTTCGACCAGATGATGTCCCGGCGCAGGTACCAGCCGTCGGCGCGGAGGGCGAAGGCGAGCATCCAGGGGATGCCGACGAGGTCCTTGGGCTTGATCCCGGGAATCGAGGACGGCCGAACCGCGGTCGCTTGATCCCCTGCCGCCTTCGAGTCGACGACCTGGCTCGACCGGCCACCGCTGCTGAAGCTGTCCCCGATATTCAGCCAGAGCGTCCCGTCCGAGCGCAGCACTCGCCGCACCTCGCGGAAGACATCGACCATCGCGGTGATGAACTGCTCGGGCGTCTCCTCGAGCCCGAGCTGACCGTCGACCCCGTAGTCGCGTAGGCCCCAGTAGGGCGGCGAGGTGACGCAGCAGTGGACCGACTCGTCGCCGAGGGTGCGCATCTGCTCGATGCAGTCGCCAGTGAGGATCTGCCAGGTCACCCCCCGATCACCTCCAGCACTCGGCTCACCAATAACTCCATCGCCGGGCGACATATGGGCGTCGCGGGCGGGGACCTTCCCCATCGGCGGCACTACGACAGCTCGAAGAAACGCGACGGCGGGTTGGCCGGCTCGGGTGCGGTGACCTTGAACTTGTCGTGCACCAACACCTGCGTCTCGTCGGCCTTGTCGGGTTCGACGGCGATCGTCAGGGTGAGGGTGCCTTTGCGCTTCTCCTGGCGGCAGGCGGCGACGAGGTCGCTGAGCGCGCCGGTCAGTTCGTTGTGCAGGCCGCCGTTCCGCTGCTCCTTCAGGAACGTCTCGAAGCGGGTCGGTGGTTTGGTTTGGCGGCCCTCGGTTTTTTCGTCCGAGGTCGCGGCTGCGGTCTCTGCCATCAGGCAAGGCTCCTTCCGGGTGGTTTGGTGACACACTGCGGCTGCCCCGTGATGGCCAGCCCATGGAGAAGGTCTTCCTCGGAGAGCGGCCAGAGGCCCTGGTGGCCCCGTTCGGGCACCGGCTTCTCGAACGCGTAGAGGTCGGTGAAAAACCACGCGTAGCGGCCGGGTCCGTAGTGGCCGAAGGCGTTCTCGAACTGACCCGGCTGGAAACTCCGGAGCTCGGGCAGGGCCGCGATGCGATCGGCGAGGTCGCGCGTCGGCACGCACGCGGCGAGTCGAGCGGTCGCGAGAATCGCCGCCCGTGGAAGCTGCTCGGCGGTCTCAATCCCATGGCGGCAGAGGGCGGTCCGGAACGAGCCGTAGGCAACCTGCGGGCAGAGCATCGGCTCGTCGCCCTCCTCGTCGGGCACGTCCGGGTAGTGGCCGGTGCCGGCGCACTTCGGGCAGCGGGGCATCAGGCACTCACCTCGCCGAACCGCCAGTTGCCGTCTCCACCGAGATGGGCCCTGTACCGACCGGGGCGCGCGGGCGGCCCGCCGAGCCCCCTCAGATAGGCGTGCAGACCGCAATCGAAGAGCTCGCCTTCCAACCGCTCTTTCAGCGGATGCTGGATGGAGAAGCCTTCCTCGTCGAAGACGACGACATGCAAGGTCTCCGAATCGCCGAGGATCTCGTCGACCGCAGCCGGGTTCGAGCAGTCGAGCTTCGAACAGGTGACGTGGCCGCCTTCGCCCAGGAAGAGCATCTCGCCGCAGCCCATCGGGCAGTAGCCCTGGACGCGCTCCATCACCGACCACCCCCGCCTACGACAAATGCGTCGTGAAGCCTCTCGTCGATCTCGTCGAGAACGGCGTCCGCCACGAACTCCGACCCCGGTCGAGGAAGATGCCGCCAGCGCACGGGCTTGATGTCCTTCTCCCAGTCGCACCGGGATTCGACCCGGCCGAGCCGCCGCGCCTCCTGGAGGGCGGCAACGACTCGGCGCGGCGAGTGGGCGACTTTGTGGCCCGGTGGCTCACCGAGCCGCCGGGCCAAGAGGGCGGCGGTGTCGCCGTTGCGAAGCTCGGCGAGCACCCGCTCGATCGACAATTCGGACATCTAGGCCAGCACCGCCTCTTGCGCGTCGAGCGCGAGGGCTCGGCGTGCGAGCTGGTCGGGCGACACGCCGGCGGCGAGCATCTCCGTGATCGCGTCCTCGTGCTCCGCCAGCGCCTTGGCTTCCTTCTTGTGGATGACCGGCTCTTCGGCCGGGATGAAGCGGAAGCGGTAGAAGTGCTCGACCGCGCCGCGCACCGGCTTCTCGTCGACCAGCTCCAGAAACCCGGCGCCGTGGAGCGCCCGAAAGTGGTAGCCGACATGGCCGACATTGAGCCCGAACTCCTTCGCCAGGATCACCGGCGACAGCGGCTCGTCGGACCCGCGCATCCGTTCGAGGATCTTGACCTTGGTCGGGTGGACCTCGAGCTGCGCGAGCCGTTCCCAGAACCTGCCGTTCATTTGCCGCTCACCTCGCCCAGGAGCACCTCGCCGACGGTCGTCCTCAGCGCGACCCATTCGTCGAGCCAGGCCAGCGCCCAGCTGCTCCGGAAGACGCCCTCCTTCGGTTCGTCGCCGAGTTCGTCCACCGGCAGGGGTTTGTCGCCCTTCTCGATCCTGATGAACCACTGCTCGGCCGGGCGATCGGCGTTCCGCTCGATCCCAAGCTGCTCTTCGAGGGCGGTGACCGGGCAGCCGTGGGCGACGGCGATGGTTCCGGCCAGACAAGAGCACTCGCCGGTGTAGGTGCTGCCGTCGATCCGGCCGTCGATGATCGTCTGACGGAGGGCCGCGACCTCCGCTGGTGCCTGGTCGAGGATCGAGAAGTAGTCCTGGCGGAACCGCCAGAACGGGTTGCGCCAGCTCGTCGCCCCGCCGAGGTACGCCCCGTCGAGGTTCGCCCTGCCGAGGTTCGCCCTGCCGAGGTACGCCCCGTCGAGGTTCGCCCTGCCGAGGTTCGCCCCGCCGAGGTACGCCCCGCCGAGGTACGCCCCGTCGAGGTTCGCCCTGCCGAG